CAGGCATTCTGGGCGCGATATGCCCCGTTAGCCATCGAAAAGGGGACGTTGACGACGCATACGGTGGCGGCGTTCCGGCTGCTCTGTGAGATGGACGCCGAGAAGCGGAAGGTCCGCCAGCACCTGGACGACCAGGGCCGCACCTTTATTAAGGTGACGGTGGACGGGGCCGGCGTGGAGCACCAGGAGTTGAAGGCGCATCCGTTGACCGGGGCATATGGCCGGCTGGCGAAAGCGGTGGAGGCGTTGATGGCGCGGTTCGGCCTGGCGCCGTTTGGGAAGCCCGAACCGCAGCGGCAGAAGCAGAAAGCGGCGAATCCGTTTCAGCAGCAGGTGGGATGACGTATCTCGAGAAGGCCCGATCGTACGAGGACGGCGTGCTCGCGGGGGAGATCCCCGCGTGTGTCTCAGTACGCCTCGCCTGCGAACGCAACCGGCGCGATCGGGAGCGCATCGGTACGGCCGGCTTCTCGTTCACGATCGATCCGAAGAAGGCCGAGCGCATCTGTGCGTTTGCGGAGCTGTTGCCGCATATCAAGGGGCCGAAGGCGGTTGTCATTGGCCGGGACGAGGAAGGCCGGAATATCTGGGCGAAGATCCAGCTCGAGCCGTGGCAGTGCTGGATCCTGACGACGATGTTTGGCTGGGTGCGGCCGGATGGTCTACGTCGGTTCCGTGTCGCGTTGATTCTCATCCCGAGGAAGAACGCCAAAAGCACGCTTGGCGCGATCATCGCCCTGTACATGCTAGTGGCCGATGGGGAAGGCGGGCCGGAGTGCTACTCCGCGGCGACGACTCGCGACCAGGCTAAAGCCGTGGCCGAGATCGTCTGGGAGATGGCGAAACGGTCGCCGCAGATGTGCGAGTTCTACGGGGTTCGGTTGGGGTCTGAGACGTCGCGCAGTCTGGCGGTGCCGGCAATGGCGGGCAAGTTTATGGCGCTCTCGGCGGATGCCAACACGCTTGACGGGTTGAACATCTCGTGCGCGGTCGTGGACGAGCTCCACGCGCATCCGAGGGCGGCGGTGTGGAACGTGCTGGACACCGGCACGGGCGCGCGGTTGCAGCCGTGGCTGATCGGGATCACGACGGCCGGCGTGGACCTAGGTGGGATCTGCCATCAGAAGCTGGGCTACCTCGAGAAGGTGCTGGAGCAGATCGCGGAGGACGACACCTACTTTGGCTTGAACTACACCATCGACAAGGGCGACGACATTCGGTTGCCGGAGATCCAGAAGAAGGCGAACCCGAACTACGGCGTGAGCGTGATGGCGGACGACCTCGAGCGCAAGGTCAAAGAGGCGCAAGTCTCGCCGGCCTCGATGAACAACGTCCTGACCAAACACTTCAACGTCTGGGTGCGGGCGGAGTCCACGTGGTTCCCGATGGATGCATGGCGCCAGTGCGGGAATACCGCCATACGCATGGAAGACTTCGCGCAGTACCCGTGTTGGATTGGGGTAGACCTGGCAGAGGTGCGGGACTTCTGTGCCGTAGTGGTGTTGTTCAAGTTAGGGCCGGACCAGTTCGTGCTGTTCGGGCGGTACTACCTGCCAGCCGACACGATCGACAAGTCGCCCGTCGCGGAGCTGTCGGGGTGGGTGCGTGACACGCATGTGACGGAGACGTCCGGCGATCAGGCTGATTACCAGCGGATTGAGGACGACATACTCGCGCTGTGCGAGCGATTCAGCGTGCAAGAGATTGACTTCGATCGCGCCCTCGCGGCGCAGATGCAGCAGGGACTCAAGCGACGTCTTGAGCCGCGCATGGGTCGGGATGCCGTGGATCGGTTTGTCGTCACGGTACCCCAGACGGTGGAGACCATGAATCCATCGATGCAGATGCTGGAACGCCTCGCACTGGCGAAGGGGTTGCAGCATGATGCGAACCCTGCCATGACGTGGATGATGGGGAACGTCGTGGTGGAGCGGAATCACAAAGACGAAATTTACCCGCGGAAAGCGGGCGGGAAAGATTCGCATAACAAGATTGACGGTCCAGTGGCGCTGCTGACCGCTCTGTCACGCGCAATGGCGGACACAGTGGGGCCGTCGGTCTATGAGTCCAGAGGCGTGTTGAGTTTCTAACGATGAATCAAACCAGCTTGGTTGGACGCCCGCTGTATCAGATGTCGAAGTCGATCGCGAAGTATCTCGAGACGCGGACCAGCGGGTGGTCTGGACCGTTGACGTCGAGCTCGCCAGAACTTGCACGATTGTGGGGCGCGCCGAGTACCAGTACGGGGATGGGCGTGAATGAGACCACGGCGTACACGTATTCCGTGTTCTGGGCCTGTGTGAATAACATCAGCACGGACATCGGCTCATTCCCCCTGAAACTTTACAAACGCGAATCTGATGGCGGCAAAACGCTCTTAGTGGACCATAAGTTGTCTCCAATACTCGATGACTTCCCCAACTCTGAGATGACGGCGTTCACGTTTCGAGGACTCTTGACCTCGAATGCGCTGACGAGCGGCATGGGCTACGCGGAGATCGTCCGCGACGGGATGGGGCGCGTGTCCTCGCTATGGCCGATTACGCCGGATCGGGTGCAGCCGAAACGGCACACGTATCCGCCATACAGCGTGTACTACGAGGTGTCGCGGGAAGGCGGCACGATCGATCGGTTAACGCGGGATGAGATGTTCGTGTTGCCTGGTTCAACCGTGGATGGGGTGTATGGTCGGAACATCGTCAGCGCCGCGCGGGAAAGCATTGGGCTGGGTCTGGCGGCGGAGCGGTTCGGAGGGACGTTCTACGGAAACGGCTCGACGTTCGGCGGTGTATTTGAGCATCCCACCCGGATGTCGCAGGAGGCTCAGAAGAACTTCCGCGAATCAGTCAATGCGAGCCATCAGGGAGTCGATAAGGCGCACAAGTTCATCGTGGCGGAAGAGGGCATGAAGTTCCAGCGCCTGACGGTGGATCAGAATGCCGCGCAGTTTATCGAGACCCGCCAGCACCAGATCGAAGAGATGTGCCGGTGGTTCCGGATGCCGCCACACAAAGTCCAGCACCTGATCCGCACGTCGTACAACAGCGTCGAGCAGATGAACATCGAGTACTCCACGGACACGTTGACGCCGTGGTGTGTGCGCTGGGAGCAGGAGATCAAGCGGCAGTTGATTGCGCCGTCTGAGCGTCGGATCCAGTTCGTCAAGCACAACATGGACAGCAAGTTGCGCGGGGATACCGCGGCACGGTATGAGGCGTACACGAAGGGGATCCAGAACGGATTCCTGAGCGCCGATGATGTGCGTGAGAAAGAAGACATGAACCCGCTGCCGAACGGGGCGGGGAAGAAGTACTTCCTGCAGAGCAATACGCAGCCGTTGGATCGCGTGGACGAGATCATCGACAAGCAGGTCGCTCCAGATCCGAAGCCTGTGGCGCCGGCGCCGGCACCGAAGGCGGACGACGACAGTGATCGCGCGTTGGCTATCGCGGCGGAGATTCGCCAGCAACTCGCCGAGGCCGAAGCCCGCATCGCGGAGACGGCGGCCAAGATCACCACGGTGGAGATGGACAACCTGAGCCTTCTGCGCGCACAGGTGGAAGCCGCGCACGCCGAAGCTGAGGCTGTGAGAGCGTCCGGTGCCGAAGAAGCGGCCAGACTTAAGACGGCCGTTGAAGAAGCCTCGGCTCGGTCGGTGGCGCTGACTGCTGAACAGATCAGGCTGCAGGCGGAGAAACAGCAGGCCGTCGATGCCGCACAGGCGCTCGTGCGGGCCCTCGATACGGAGAAGGCCAGCACGGCTGATGCGAAAGCCGCGGCGGCGTTAGACCTGGAACGGTTGCAGGCCGAGCTCAACGCCATGACGGCCAGAGCGTCCCAGATCGAAGCGGATCACCAGGTCATGCACCAGACCGTCGTGGCGGCGGATCTGGCGCTGACGAAGCTGCAGGCGGATCTCGTGGCAGCCGAGGCGCTGTACACGGAGACGTCCACGATGCTCGAGGCTGAACGTGGGGCACTGGAAGCGGCACGGGCACAGGTGGCCCAGCTCCAGGCGGCGATCGCTGAGGCGGAGGCAGAGCAGGTAGCACTGGAATCCGATCGTGTCGCACGCATGGCAGAGGCAGCGACATCAGCCGCGAAAGCCGAAGAAGCGCACCGCGAGAAAGTGGAAGCGACTGAGAAGCTGAAGCAGGCCACGGCTGAGGCGGACGCAGCGCGCGAACGGCTCGAGGCGGAAACGGTACGTGTCGCAGAGGAACGGTCCAACCACGAACACACCAAGGCGCTGCTGAAGGCTCGCGCGGATGCCGAAGCGGCCCGGTTGCAGAACGAGCGGGAGGCGAATCGGGAACTTATCCTGAGAGCCGTGGGACGCTTGGTGTACCAGAAGGAAATCGAGAAGGCGAAACGGAACAGCGGGACGGCCACCAAGCTCTTAGCGTGGGCCGACAGTACCTATCTGCTCTTGGAAGAGACATGGGTGGACGACTTGCGTCCGGTGATGCGCGCCCATCTGGCGCGGATCAACTCGACGCAGGACGTGGACGACTACACACGGGCATTAGTGCATGCTCATCTCGAAACGGCGGCGGGGCAACTCCGCGCCGTGGCGAAGGGCGATCCGGAGGATGTGCCGGTATCGCTTGAACGACTCTTCGCGCGCTGGGAGCAGGAGCGTCCTGCGTCACTGGCCGCGATACTCGCCAAGGAAGAGGTGGCTTATGTCCGGAGTCTCTGAGATGGATCGTCGGTACATCCCGAACAGCCTGCGGGCGGATGGCGACAGCCGCAAGATCCGCGGGCATGCGATCGTGTTTGATACCAAGTCCGTCAACCTGGGCGGGTTCCGCGAAATCATTCGGAAGGAAGCCGTTGATCGCACGATCCGTGAAGCGTTGGATGTGCGGGCGCTGGTGGATCACGACAGCGCGAAGATTCTGGGACGAACACGGGCCGGGACGTTGGCCTTACGTGTGGATGCGCGTGGGTTGGCGGTGGAAATCGATCCGCCAGACACCACGGCGGCACGTGACATTCTCGAATCCGTCCGACGCGGCGACGTGACGGGGATGTCGTTTGCCTTTCGCACCCTGGAAGACGACTGGCACATGGAAGAGGGCGAGCCGATCCGGGAAGTCATCGACATGACGATCTCGGAAGTCTCGATCGTGACGTTCCCGGCGTATACGCCGACGGACGTCCACGTGGCGATGCGTTCGCTCACGGCGTTTCAGGCGAACGGGATGACGATCGACATGGCGCGGAAAGTTCACAAGACGAGGCTGGCGCGGTAGATGGGTAAACGGGGCTTTTCAGCGGCGGGCGGCCAGCGTACAACCAGCAAGCTGGAGCGCAACCGATTCCGATCCAAGTCGGACGACCCAGCGGCGGCGCAACGCGCGCACATGGAGCGCATGGTGAAAGCCATGCCGGATATTGCCGCGGCGCAGGCGAACTATGACGCGCAGAACTGGGACGAGGCCGAAGCCGCGATCAAGCGGGTGATCTTCGACCACGGGTTGTCGAACCCGCTCAGTTACGACGCCTGGGGGAGTTGCGCGCAGTTCCAAGGGCGGATCGATCTCGCTATCCAGTGCTTCCGGAAGGCGCTGGAATCCGACCCTGAGTATCGGGTGGCGCATGACCGGATCATCATGCTGATGGACGCGCAGCCATCGACGACGGCGGAGAAGGCGCAACGCGAACGGACGCGCTGGTGGGAGCGGCACGGGAAGCGGTCCTACGAACGGCGGAAACCCCACCTCAACAACCGGGATCCAGAGCGGCCGTTACGGGTGGGGTACGTGTCCGGGGACTTTCAGTATCACTCCGCGGCGACGGTGTTTTATCGGATCATCTTTCACCACACCAAGGCGTTCGTCCCGTATCTCTACTCGAGCACGCCGACGAAGTATTTCTACACGGACTCGATTACGCGCGGGTTCGCGATGCACCCGAACTTTGTGCAGATGGTGGAGCAGCGCGAGAATCCAATCACGAAGATTCCCGAAGACGTGCCGTGGCCTGATTGGATGGTGTCGGAGCGGATCAAGCGGGACGAGATTGACATCCTCGTGGACCTGTCTGGCTACACCGCCAACAATCGCCTGTCCGTGTTCTGTATGAAGCCGGCGCCGATTCAGATCACAGGCTGGGGGTATGCGACTGGCGTGGGCTGGCCGGCGATGGACTACCTTGTGACCGATCGGGTCGTGGTGCCAGAGGACCGCCAGCACGAGCACGTAGAGAAGCCGCTGTACCTTCCGGTGGTCTTGGACTACGAACCCACCGATGGGATGCCAGAGGCCAATGTATTGCCTTGTTTGACGGAGCGGCCAACGTTCGGGGTCTTCCAGCGCAGCCTCAAGATCAACGCCGAGTGTATCGCCGTGTGGCGGCAGATTCTTCAGCGGCTCCCGGAGTCACGGCTGATTATGAAAAGCCACTACTGCGACACGTTCAAAGCGTGGATGGTGCAGGAGTTTCAGGATCAAGCCAGACAGGTGGAGTTCCAGCCGGTCACGTCAAGCTTTGAGCACAAGGTGGCGTACAGCCAGATCGATCTAAACCTGGATCCGTGGCCGCAAACGGGCGGGGTGAGCGCGTGCGATGCCTTGTGGCAAGGCGTTCCGGCGGTGACGCTGCTCGGGCCGCGCGTGATTCAACGCACGACGGCGAGCCTCTTGACCACGTTAGGCTTAACCGATTTCATCGCCCAGACCGAGGACGAGTACATCGAGAAGGCGGTGGCGTGGGTCACTGAACGAAAGCCAGAGCTCGCAGAGATTCGGCGCACGTTGCGGGCGACCTGTGACGCCAGTCCGATTCGGCAGGGCTATCTCGAGGCGGTGGAAACGGCCTATCGGCAGGCGTGGCGGGACTGGTGCGCGACGCCGTTGACGGTGGCCGAGGCGCAGTACCGACTGGAGCAGGCATCGTGAGCGAGCGCCCCCCTGGCCGTCCAAAGGAGTTCGACGGGACGCCTGTGTCAGTAAGGCTCCCGCGAGACCTTCATGATGCACTCTGTCGCGAAGCTCTCCGCCGAGGGGTGTATCTGTCCGACCTGATACGGCAGCGCCTATCTCGTTCTGTATCTCAAAAGTCACAAGTCCAAACGTCTTCCGCATAATTAACCTAACTAAAACTCTTGCCCGAAACGCGGCTGAACGTGAGCCGGTGTCGGGCTGGTCATAGAACGGCGCCCGGTACCTCACGGCGCAGACCTTCCAGCGAACGTATGAGTCGCTGACCGGCTGCGCCGTTTGTATGAATGGCGAGCCCTCAGCGAGCACTTGTGAGGGAGCGCCATGACAAAGCAGGATCTGCTCGACAAAAAGGGACGGCTCGCCACCGAGGCGGGTCAGATTCTCGAATCGGCCCGCGCCGAAGGCCGCGAAGCTCTTCGCAAAGAAGAGGAAGACAAGTTCAACGCCATCCACAGCGACATCGAGTCGATCACGAAGCATGTCGCGCTGATCACCAAGCAGGAAGAGACCGAGCGCAGCGTCAACGAAGTCGGCGCGCGCATTACCCAGCCCAACGCGGTCCCGTCTGGCCCGATCGAATCGCGGCTCATCGCGGGCGCGCGTGACCATCAGGACGCGGTGCGTGCCTGGTTCATGGCTGGAGTCCCCGGCTTTCAGATCCCCGGACAGTACGAGTCGGCCGCGAAGCGCGTCGGCATGGACCTCCGCAACCGCAACCTGAACTTCCGGTTGGCCCAAAAGGCGCTGACGGGCCTGACGGACGAGGCGATGCGGACCTGGCGGGAGATGAACCAGGAAGAGCGCGCCCTCAGTGGTCCGCAGTCCACGACGAGCACCGGCGGCTATGCGATCCAGGATGCCTCGATGGGCGCGATCGACAAAGCGTTGCTGGCGTTCGGCGGCGTGCGTCAGGTCGCAAAGATCATTCGCTCGGAGACGGGCGGGCCGTTGCCGATTCCGACCGTGAACGACACCACGAACGTCGGTGCGCTCATCGCGGAAAACACCACGGTCTCGACGCAGGACATCGCGCTGGGCCAGCTCGTGCTCGATGCCTACACGTACACCTCGAAGGCGGTGCTCGTCAGCGTCCAGCTCATGCAGGACAACTCGATCAACCTGCCAGAGCTGCTCGGCGACATCCTCGGCGAGCGTCTGGGCCGCATCACTAACACGCACTTCACCACGGCGACGGGCACCAGCCAGCCGAACGGTGTCGTGGCGGCGGCGACGTTCGCACAGGCGACCACGGGCAACACCACGGGCATCACCTACGCCAACCTGTTGGCGCTGTATCACGCGGTGGATCCCGCGTACCGCGGCAACGCGCGCTTCATGATGAACGACAACTCGCTGTCGAAGCTGAAGCTGTTGACCGACTCGCAGGGTCGGCCACTCTGGTTGCCAGGTCTCGTGGAGCGGGCACCGGACACGATCTTCGGTTCGCCCTATGTCATCAACCAGGACATGGCGACGATGACGATCTCGGCGAAGTCGATTCTCTTCGGCGACTTCTCGAAGTACATCATCCGCGACGTCCGGGACATCACCCTGCTGCGACTCGACGAACGGTACGCCGAGTTCCTGCAGGTGGCGTTCGTGGCCTTCATGCGGACGGACGGCGACCTCTTGAACGCCGGCACGACACCATTGAGGGGCTATCAGAACTCGACCTAGTGTAAGTTGTTGTAAACACACGACTTACAGCCCAGATAGACATAGCCGGGGGAGCCATGAGACTTCCCCGGCTGTGCGGTTCTCCTTCTCAGAGGGCACGGCCAATGACAGCACTCGAGCACGTGGTGCGGAGCTTTGCGCGCCGCACGGTCCAGAACGGTGACGTGGCTCTGGTGTCCGACGGTCATCCTGCCCTCGTCGCAGCCTTCAAAGAACTCGGCTGGTCTGACCCCTACGTCGATCCGACGTTACTCCCGCCGGAACCACCGAAGCCTGAACCGATA